TAATATTGCTCCTACTGTAAAAACAAATAGTGCCATTTTTGCTTCTTCACTCATTTTATTTATTTATTTCAGTTAATACTTTGTCGTAAAAATCAATCACATCTGCATTTTGCCATGAATTAATTTTAAGTGCTTCAATTACTTCTTGTACCGCTAATATTGCGCATTTTTCAGCTTCGTATTTTGATATTGAATTTTCCAACGTTACACTAAATAAATCGTAATATTTAGTTATTAAAATTTCTGCTAATTGCTTTTCCATTATTTTAATTCTATTTGTTTTTCAACTTCTAACCAATACTTTTTTTTCTCGTAAGGAACTAAAAATTTTACTGTTTGAACGGTTTGTAACGCACGTAGTTTTGCTTCTTCTAATCCGTGTAAATACATAGAACTTTTGTAAATTTCGTTTGCTTTCTGTTTTGAATTCATATTTCTTTTAATTTTAATTTTACTTCTTTTAGCGCCTGAAGGTAACCTGCCCGCCATCGTTTTTCTATTTTTACTTTTTGCATGAATTTTTCCGTTTTTTCAATACCTACCAAAACACGGTCTAAATTACTCTTTTCTTTTTGGGTCATAGTCGTTATTTATTTTAAGTCCGTACATTAAATTAAACCAGTCAAACTCACTTTCTGCTTTTGTTTTATACATTCTAAAACGCTTTGTGCATTCTTTTAAAAACCATTGTTTCCATTCTTCTTGCATTGCTTCAGTCATAAAGTAATTTGAATACCAGTTTTTTTCCCAAACTATACTTTCGTCATGCTTTGCAATTTCTAACATTTTATATATTGCGTCCCAAGCAAATTGTTCTTGTGGGTCTTTATAAGTTTTTTTCATGCTTAATTTTGATTATTCGTAAATACAATTCCTCGTTAAAAGTCCCTCTTAATTCGTCTATTTTTAGTTTTTTATTCCACGCCCTAATTAAATAAGCTAAAGGAATGCGTTTTAAAGGTGTTTTCATACGTTCTAACGTTAAAAAATTACTCCTAAGTATGTAAGTGTCACTACTACCGTTAAAACCGCTACAATCGCAATTAACATTTCTTTTACTGCTTCTTCAGTTTCCATAATTATAAGTTTTCTAATTTAAATTTATATTCTGCTAATCTTAATAAACCACGTTTGCAAGTGTCCACACGTTTTTTAAACTTTGCTGCTAAATTATCTAAGTATCCTAACTCGCATTTTTTAGCTAAATTTTCGTACAATTCAATTCGTGTTTTCATCCCTAAAATTAAATCTTCTACGTCGTAAAGATATTCTTGAATTAATTCAGTGTCTAATACTCTTCCTTCGTCGCAAAGTGTACATTCCGTTCTACGGTCGTAAATAGGATTTTGTTCGAATTCGTCGTTATAAAGGTTATAACCCCAACCTTCGCAATTTTCACAATCTTTAATAAATTTTTTCATAGCTTTAATTTTTAAAATATGCGTTACCAAGTCGCACCCCTTGTTTTTTATTAGTAATTATATTCAGTTGATTTAGTGAAATAAATATTTCTTTCGGTTAATTCTTTAATTAACATTTGTTCTTGCAAATTTAAAACATGGCTTCCAAAGTGGTGTTCGTATTTAAACAGTCCATTTTGAACAAGTGTAACATATCCAGTAGAAGTAAACGTTTCTACGTTAGTTCCTTTAGATGTTTCGTAAGTGTAAATCGTTGTTTTCATAATGTTTTCCTTAAATGTTATATGCAAATCTAAGCATTCAATTTGAATTATAAACAAGTTATCTACAAAAATACGTATATTTTACGTAGAAATACGTAGACCGTCTAAGTAAAACTACGTAGATAGAAACGAAAAAACCCCCGTTTTGCGTTCTTTCCGATTGCTAAAGGGGGGTTAAAATTAAAGTATGGTGCTAAGTTACAAAGGAAATTTGGAACTATCTATTATTTTAGTCCATATTTCTTTACCTTCTTTTTGTGTACAGTGTAAATAGATGTTTAATATACGCCCGCCAACGGGTTTTGGTGGCGCTCCGCGTTCTACGTGCCAACCCATAAACCCTTCGCCGTATTCTTCTTTGTACGTTCCAGTAATTGCCATGTGAATAGGCTTTAATTCAATCTTAAACTGCCCGCCTTCTGTTTTTAAATCTTCTCTTACATCGTTACGCGCTGCGTTTTCGTGAATATGTCCCATTGTAAACACGTCGAATCCTTCAGCAAGTTCTAAAGCACGGGTTAAATTTAACGCTCCTTTGGTAACTATACCACCACCTCCCGAACCGTGAAAGTATTTTATTTTAGTAGCGAATTTTTTTTTACTTGTTTCGTATGGAAAACTATTTAAAACTAACCAACCGCCGTAACCACCCGTAATTACGTTAGTCCTACATTTATAATTTAATAAATCTACAAATCTTTGTAAAGGGTCTGTTTCTACATTTCGAATTATACCCGTTTCGTGGTTTCCGTAACCCACAACCGTAAGTATTTCTGCGTAGGGTGTGAACCATTCAACAGCATCTTCAATTACTGCGTCTAAATAGTTTGCTTTGTTGTGTTCAGGTCTAATATCCTTTTTACTTCTTCTTGGGTCAAACTTACCTTGCATCAAACAAAAAGTATCACCGTTTAACATAACCTTAATATCATGTTCTAAACAGTAATCTAAGTGCTTTTTTAATAGTTCCCTATCGCATTTCGGGTTGTCCCAGTGTAAATCACTTAATAATGCTAATTGTGTGTGTTTACCGATTAAGTTTAGACGCGCAACATTCTTAGAAATTTTCTCGACCATGTTTGTATATTAAGTATAAGGAAATAAAACCAATTGCGAACCCTAAAAGGAACGGTGTAAAGTTAATTGGTTCGTGTTTTAATTGTGTTTTAACGCTATTAGACGCGTTTAAAGTTGTGTAAAGGTATTCTGTTTCGCTTTTCATTTAAAACGTCGTAAAACTACCTTAGAAATAATTTTACCTAACCATTTTAATAAACCCGTTTCAGCGTCTAATTTTACTTCTACGCCTTCAGCATCTTTTTTAATATCAATGTCTAACTTTTTTCCGTCATATTTGAATTCTTTTGAATCTTTGTCTTTGTGTATTTCAACATCTATGTTTTTAGTATCTACGTTCACGTCCAAGTCTTTGCCTTCTTTAACAATTTTTACTTTTGTTTGCCCCGCTTCTAAATCTACTTTTACTTTCTTTGCCATTTTAAAATTCGTTTATTAAACATATTGAAACACTTGAATACAATTTTGCAATTTGAACCATTTTTTCGTAATCTGAATTGTTATTTAAAACTAAACACCCTTCAGACCAACCCCCAATTTTAGTTGAAACTTGTTTACTACCTTGGTTATACGTAGAACCGTGAATATTCATATTAATTAAGTCCCTTTTAACTTCGGTTGTTGGGTTCGTTTTAAGGTCGTTTGTAAAGTCACGTCTATACGGAATACCTTTTACTTGTCTTAACGCTGGCATTTTGCCTCTATGCAATCCATAAGCATACGAATCGTAATACCACGCGCCCGCTTCCATTACCGCAGTTCCTTTATTGCCTTTGTTTGTAGTGCATGAAGTAACAAATTGAAATTCGTTAAACTTGAATATATAACATTTATCGTCAAAAACATCGTTTGCATCTTCATTTGAACGAATAAATAACAACCAAAGATTAGGGGGTAAGGTTTTGAACGTGTCTAAACTCATTACTTTGTCCAGTAATTGTTTATCCGTGTAATTTTTTACGTTTGACATATTTTATTTTTTCGGGTAATATAGCGTAAATATTTGTATCCTTAATTGGTTCAACGTCTATGTATGTTACTTTACGTTCTAAACAATTAAATAAACGTGCTTTTAAATCTTGAACTTCAAAATGTGTATAACTTAGCCACAAAGCCAAAACACCCATAGCACCGTGTTTTTTAATTATTGCTAAAAATTTGTCTATTGGTGTCATGGTATTAAATCGGGTTTTGGTTCGTAAATAATTACTTCTAAATCTTTTACCCAAGAAAATGTTTCGTTTGTGCAAAACTCCATTTCTTCAGTAGATATTACCCAATTATTGTTTAAATCTTGAATAGGGTTAAAATAAGAATCAGTAGCGTATAACTGTCCATCTAATTCGTTTTTTTGTAGTAAACTAAGTAAACCTACGTAGTTTTCTTTATTTGATGTTATATCGGTTAGTTTCATACGTTTCTACTTAATGAAGTTTGGAATTTTTGCACCGCAGTATTTAAGTTAGCTACTTCAGTTTGTTCTAATCCACTTGCGACAAAAGCAAAGCCTAAATTAAACGCTGAATAAGAGCCAAAACTACTTGAATTATGAGTAGATAAAACAGATAAAGAATTAGTGCTTAATCCTACGTCTTTTATTTGATTTATAAACCTTGTCCCGTTTCGGTAAACTTCAGTATAAGTTAAGTTTGTTAAACGTCTATTAGCCGTAAATAAACCTTGTGAATTTGTACCTACTCCATTTGCTATTTGACTACCAAAAACTGCGTATGTATTTGTGTCTGTATATCTTACTGAAATATAATTAGTAAATGTTTCAGCGCACCCCATTTGAATTTTAGTTTCACTACTTAAAGTTCTATTGTAAACCCCGAAAGAAAAACTACCTGAACTTGCTATTTGTGTACTTGGAATTAATTTCGTATCTCCATAGGCATTCGTACCGTTACCCGTTACACCGTTTGAATTATGAGTAACACCACCACCCCAAACAATTCTAAATGCAGCATCTAAATCGCGCGGGTCTTTTAAATTATATTTATGAGTAGTTGCCGAACCCCCTACAAAAGGGTATAAGGCTTTAAATTTAGTCCAAATTGAATAATCTTTTAAATCTAAAACCAAAGTATTAATAGCGTCTTTTTGCGTTTGGTCTGTTATTCCTGAAGCTGTTATAAATGCAGCCGCGTCTGAATCAGTTGTTACTCCAATAATATCAGTTAAACCCGCATTACTTGAAGCATAAACCGAAGCGTAACCTATTGCATTATTAGCGCCTTGTCCCCAACCTATTGCATTATTTCCCGCACCGTCGCCCCATCCGTTACTATTTGCCATCTTTCTTACTTAATTTGGTTAAATAAATCTTTAACTTTTTTACGTTTTCGTCTTTTGGTTTGTACTTTTTTATATGAACCATCCCGTGTAATTATTGTTAGTATCTGGAAACATGTCCCCGTTTGCGTTTGTATTGTATTCAGGAAAAGAAGCAATATTAAAATTTATGTAATCTATCATTCTTTCGGTATAATGTTGCGCTATGCTTTTTTCTTTTTCTACTAAATAGTCTACTTCGTTTTTTTCTACGTTTGTAGAATTCTCGCTATTGTGTTTGTATATTCCTTTGTTTGCAATTGTATAAGCCGCAAACGGTAAATATTCTACCATTGCCCAGTGTATTAACATCGGTTTTACATAGGTCACAACCAAGTTTAAATAGTCCCCACTTAAGGTTTCATCAATAATATCTTGTTTGATTTTTTCGAGTAATCGAGTACCTAAATAATTTTGTATGTGAATATCTTGCGACACCTTTACCCATTGTATAAAATTGTCCGTATCTACATTACCGTTTAATGCAGTGAATTTAACAATATCGTTTCGGGTCACTAATAATGCTTCAGCCATTTTATTCTTGATTTTCTTTTAACATACGTCCACCCGTGTTTGGATTGTTTGGACTAAATCCTTTTAAAGGTAAATTGTTCGGGTAAATACTAACCTCGTAAGGGTTTGTAACTTTATACCCTTTTATTTCAGCTTTACGCGTTCCTATTTCTTCGTAACCTTTTTCGATAGCGTTTAAATCGAGCATAAAAGTTACTCTACTCCATTTGTGGTGGCATCTTGCACCGCCTTTGTATTTAAAAATATCGTAAGTGTTCGCGCCAAATTCACCCCAACCAGCGTTTACGGCTCTTTTACTCATTGCGTCAATATCTTCTTTTCTAAATAACCTATCTTCTTTAGCCATCATTGCTTTACAAAATGGTCTTTCAGGTGTTTTATTTCCCGTGTATTTGTAGCGAACTTTAAAGTATTTTAAGTCACCTACTTTTTTGTCTTGTACGCTCTTTAATTTTGGCAAAGGGTTTCCCGTTTGTACTAAGTTAATTAAACGGCTTAAAAGCGTTGTTTTAGGCTCTAAATCGGTTTCAGCTTTAATTAATTGTAGGTCTAACTCTTCGTCACTTTCTGAAGTTTCTCTTTCGTCTACCATTACCCAACCTTCACCTAATTGGTTTGCGTCTACTTCAGATAATATTTCTTCTAAGTCCGTGTTTATTTTGCTTAATTCCGTTCCCGTTTCTTCAGCTACTTGTTCTTGGTTTTGTGTGTTTTCCAAGTCTACGAATTCTAACGGTTGTAAAGTCTTAAAGAATAGTTTTAAACTAATTCCGTTATAAGCTAAAATAGTATCGAACGCGTCTAATAACTCTTCTTGTAACGGTCTAATTACCATATTATCGAACAAAATACTTGAATTCTTTAATTCGTCGGCATTTGAACTAAAACCGCTTGCGTTTGCAATACCAAATAACAACGGACTTGTAACATTATGTCCTAACATTATTTTACGTAAACACTCTTCAGAAAGATAAGTATAATGTTCGGGTGCATCGTTTAACGGAATATCGTCTACGGTTGTTTTACTTTCTGCATTTTGGTTAAAAGCTACAATTACTTTTTGCCCACGCGAACCAGTTAATTTATTTAAAACTTTTGAAGTAATTATTTCTTGTTGTTCTTCGCTCGGTAAACCGTTGTTAAAGTTTACTACTTTAGTTCCAGAAAAGCCGTTTTTAACCTCGTTAATTAGGTAATCAGCTACTTCTTCTTCTAACATTGCATAAGGTAACGCCCCTTGGTAATCTGGGTACGCGTAATATTTCATACCCACCGAATAGGGTTTACAAAATAATATTTCTATTTGTTCGTTTGAAAAACCAAAAGCGGGTATTCTTGTCGGTGCGTATTTTCTAACGTCTAACCAATTATCGGAATAATAATAGGCTTCTATTTCACCGTCTTTATTGCACTTTTCAGCGCGTAACAAATTAACGGGTATATGATAAGCCTTAAGTATTTTTTTATGGTCTTTAGAATAATGTACTTGTATTGCAAACTGTCCTAACATTTTACGGTCTAAAACCATTTTACGAACGCAGTCCTTATTAAACAAAGACATCATTTGAGCGTACTCGTTAGGCTTTTTAGAAGCGTCTATTGCACTTAAACCACGTCCGTAAACTAATCTATTAATATTGTTTATTATGGCGTTATTTGTGGTCGAATTCGTGTATCTGTCAATTAAGAAAGAATAGTAATTATTATCTTCGCCAAATTCTACCCAAGCATCCCTTTTAGACTCTTGAATAGTTGGCGTTGTATATGCGCTTAAATTTAAAACGTGTAAGTTATTCATAAACTATAAATTCATTTGTTGTACTGTTTGAAACATACTGCCCGTTATTTACGGAAAATGTTACTAAATTTTGGTCTGTACAAAATATTCTGTCTCGGTATCTTATTTCACCGTTTTTTTTAATTACTAAATCGTAAAAATGGTTTTCGACTAAATTATATTCAGCTTCTAATGTAGAATAATATTCACCCTCGGTAAATGTCCAATCTTCTATTAAAACAGTTTCGTTTGTTTGGTCGTCTGTTATTTCTACACTATTGAAATTACCACGCGGTATAAATACGAATGTTTGCGGTTTTGTATCTGTAGTTAGTGTAATCATATCTATATAACTTAAAATACTTGAAATTGTACCAAATAAAAAACCCGCCTATTTCTAAGCGGGTCGTTTATGCAAGTAAAAATCCTATTAGTTAGTAACGATTGGCGAACCGTCAAAAATATTTGAAAGTTCAGTTTCATTTGTACAATCTAAGAAATTAGCGGGTATTTTTTCCATTCCAGTAAATGTTAAGTTATATCCGTTAAAGTCACCCATTGCAGTTCCTGAAGAAACGTTACCCGCAGTAACGTCACACCCTTGGTCTAACCCTGCTAAAAAGTATTGGTGGTCACGTGTTTCAACTACAATTCTTGGACGTCCGTACGCCAATAATTTAACCGTTTTGTGTGTCGCAGCATCTTGTTTTTTCAACTGTACCGTAAGCACTTGTTCGAAAAATGTAGTACCGTTATCACGTGACGTTTGAATAGTTTGTTCGAATCCGTTAGCACCTTTTAATTCGTATTTGTAAAGGTTCATCGCAGCGGATGGGTACCAAGTCGCAATAACGTCTGAATTACCCGCATTGTCAACGTAAGTAACGTCTCCTATTTCCAAGTCCCCGTAATTAATAAAGTAAATGTTTAAAAGTCCTGAAATCGCGTCTTTGCACGCTTCTAACCTTCCGTTTGCTATGTCGCAGCTCATAATTTTATTTTTAATGTTTAACAAAAAAGGGCGGTAGATATTCCACCACCCTTTGTATTTAGTTTATAGTAAATTAGTTTGCGCTATTTGTAATTCCGTAAGTTACGATATCTTCGATTGCACCGTATTGTGCGCCCGCAGCCATTCTCATAATTACGCGTACATTCATACTACCGTCCAAATCCGACATGTCCAAAACTCGAACTTCTTGGGTGTCCGAAAGTAGCGAGCAGCCAAAGTAAAGGTTTTCTTTAGTAGTTGCAATTGCAGTATTTGCAGCAAGTCCGTTTGCCATGAAAATAGAAATACCATCGAAAGATAAAGAACCGTTTGTATACCATTGTGTACCTTGGTTGTTTGTACCGTTAGCACCTAATCCAGACGCTCCAAATCCACCTAATGCACGAACGTAAGCCTTAGCGATGTTTTGAGAAACATAGATTTTCAATCCTTCTTTTCCGTACAATGCTGAAGGAATAGCGTCTACGATTTTACCTAATTCAGTAATTACGTTAGAAGCCGTTACAGTAGTACCCGCAACTTCTTGTGCAGCTGGTAAAGCAGCATCCAAAGCAACTAAAGTAGAAATACCGTTGTATTCTCCAGAGTTTGAAGCCGAACCAGTCCAAAAGTTAGTTTCATTTTTTGCAGCAACTTTAGCCGCTACGTGTGCAATTAAGAAATCAGCAAAAGACTTTGGTAAAACATCGAATGCAGAATAACCCATTTCAGCAGCTTGCCAAGTTGAATGGAAATCTTTTTTACACAATTGTAGGTTAACTTGTAAGTCACGTACTGTTAAAACTCTTTCAGTTAAAGTAACAGTTGAAGTAGCGGTAAAATCACATGTTGCATCTTTCAAAATTGCGTCTGTACCGACTTTTTGAATTACTTGTTTAAATTTTACATTAGGTAGAACTTCAACCCCACCTTGTTCAATTGTTGGCGCGCTTAATAACGCAGCCGCTACATATTTACCCGCGAAACTTCCCGAATAAGTAGTAGTAATGCTTGTTGTTGTTGGCATTTTTTTTTTGTTTTTAAATTATTATTATGAATTTATTTTTTCTATTATCGAATCCATCATTGTTTTCGGACGGCTTTGTCCAAACTTAAACATAGGTGCTTCGTTTACGTTTTCTGGGTTGTGTGTAATCGGTTTAACTTCTTCTTCAATAGAAAGTTCAACTTCTTCTTTAACCTCTTTCAATTTGCTTAATTCAGCTTTTAAAGTTTCGTTTTCAGTTTTCAACGCTTCAATTTCTGCGAAGAATGTTTCTTTAACTACGCTTTCAACTGTTTTCTTTGGTGTGCTTTTTTCTGTTTCCATTTCTTGTTTTGCTTCAGTAGGTACTTCTACTTCTACTTCAACTTCGGGTGCTTCAGCTTCCATTTCTTTAACCTCGGAAATAATTCCTTCTTCTACTACTACCAAAATACGTCCATCTTCTAATTCATATTCACCAATTGGTAAAGGAATTTTTTGTTCATCTTCAGTAACAATTACGATTTCCATTCCCATTTCGAATGAATCCGCTTCTAAGATTGTTACACCGTCAGCAAGTTTCATTTGTTCTAACTTTACGTCCATTCCAAGTAAAGTTTTAATTTGGTTTATTAGGTTGTTTTTCATTTTGTTTATTTTAAAATAATTTACTTTTAAATTGGTTTATATCTTTTATAGATAATTCAGAATCTTTAATTTGAGTATCGTAGTACTTATATAATGAGTCTATATTACTCGGAAGTTCAACACCTAAATCTTTAGCCATTAAACGCGCTTTGTCTATATTTTCAAGTACTATTTTAGAATCTTTAATAGTATTTGTAAAAAATGCGTTTGAACTATCTAAAACAGTTGCGGCTTTTTTTAATTCGCTTATTGCTTTATCGTGTGAATTATTAGCAACCACTTGTAACTTCTTTACTTCGTCTATTAAACCTAATTCCACTTCATGAGTAGAAAGGTTAGTTTCCTCTTCAGCAATTCTATTAAAAACGGATTTTAATGTATTCATAACTTATTAACTTTTGATTATTTATTTTGTTCCTTTTTTATCCGTTGTTACTTACGATAGTACGCGCTTCATTCGTGTTTTGAACTTGGCTTACTCCCTCACCTACTAACGCCCCTATGCCTTGTTCGTGTAATTCACCGTTGCAACATTTTTTACTATATTTGCCGTCTTTACATAGGCATCCACGTTTACCGCCTTTTGGACTTGATTTACTTGTTTCCTTCATGGTTATTTATATTTTAATTGCGTCTGGTATGCCTATCATTTTGTAGTCTCCATTTAACGATTTTAATTTTTCGGTTGCTCTGTCTATATATTTTTTATACTCTTTTGACCTGCCTAATGCGTTGCCCGAAACAGCAAATAAATTATGCGCTATTTCATCTCCCAAACCTAAATCCAAAATCATTTTAGATATTTTTTTATCTTCTTCAAATAAAGGCTGATATTTATTAATAATAGTTGCAATGTTATTGTTGTCACTTAACAATGAATTTATTTTACTAATTTGACTATTTAATTCATTACTTAATTCAGTATTAACCGCTTTAAATTTTTTTTCTAAATTGTCTAATGCGCTTAATTCCACTTCGTGTTTTGCTAATTTAATTTCGTTAGCGTTTGCGTCCATTTGCGCAATCATTTTAAAAATGTTATTCACCTTGTTCATGTTTATTTATTAAGTCTATTAATTTTTCTATTATTATTTCGTCTTCAGTTTGTAAACTCATTTCGTATTTGTCGACAAAGTAACCTTCAATGGAAAAGCCTTTAACGTCACCCGCTTTTACCTTATTCCAAATTTCGTCGTTGTTTACTTTCATCGAAATCATCCAAGTTCCTTTTGGTAAATTAAAGTTATATAATCGGCTTTTATCCGTTTTTTCGTCTTCAATTATCCAACTTTCAACTACGGACATTCCGTCTAACATTTTCTTCTCGTGTTCTAACGTTGCGTTGTTTTGGTTTGAACGCATCAAAAAAAGTTCACTTGCTTTTCTTACCGTATCTTCGCTAAAGAATATATAAAACTCTTTGTCCTTTACACGTCGGTAAATTTGTTTATTAGGGATTAAAGCCGCACCCATTAAAATTCTTTTCTCGGTGTCTACCTCTTTTAGTTCTACTTCGTGTTTGTTTAACGCTACAAAGTTTTCTTCAATTGCGGGACTTTCAACAACTGAAACGGCATTTATTCCAGTTTCTAATTTTGTTTCGTCTATTAGTAGTTCTATAATTTCCATCTTTGCCATAACTATTTAACTTAAAGTGTTGCGTTTTGTACCCTATTTCTATCTAACGCTTGCGCGCTTGTTACCTCACCGCTTACTACATACGCTTGTATGGGTTGTTGTTGTAATTGCGCTAATTGGTTTATTCCATTGTTTCCTACTACGTTAAATTGTGGTGTCATAGTTGCACCACCACCGCCACTTGAACCGCCTGAATTTCCCCCACCACCTTGCGAAGTAGAACCGCCAAATTTAGCTTGTGCAATTTTAGCAATATTAGTAGCAGCAAAAGCAGCAGCTAACCCCGCTTGAACAACTGGGTAACCCGGAAAGATTGCGGTATATGGCGAACCTTGCGCGGTCTTATAAGCGTTAATAGTACCTTCAATTCCCGATATTGTAGCACTCGCTAATTTTGCAGCCTTATCTACTTGAAAAGCTATCTTAGCGCGTTTTTCATTTTGTCTACCAAACAATTCTGTTATATTAGAAATAAGTTGCAAAGAATCTTTAGCCATTTGAAGTTTAGCGTTTGTTACTTCTTTTTCAATTGCTTTTTTCTTTTCAGCTTCTTCTTTTGCTATTTGAATTTTCTTTTCTGAATTTTCTTTTTCAGCGTCTATTTCTTTTTGTTTTTCATCCTTATAATTATTAAAAAGTTTTATTGCTATTTCTTTGTTTTTAGCAATACCTTCTTCTTTTAGTCTTTCTTCTTCGGTTTGTTTGTCTTTTTGTTTTTGGTAATATTCAGCATCTAATTTATCTAAGTCTTTTAGTAAATTATCATTAATACCTTTTATTAATGCTGCTTTTTGTTTTTGACTTGCAACCGTGTTTTTAACGTCTTCTATTCTTCTTTCAGCATCTACAATTAATTGCGTTTGTGCGCGTTGGTTTTCATCTTCAATAGCTTTTATTTGTTCGTCTACAATTTGTCTTTTTAAATCTACTACTGTTTGTACTGTATTTGCACCCGCACTTCCAATTCCAGTTGCAGCCGCTGGTGGTATTGTTTGAAAAGTACTTTCTAAGTTTGATGCTTTTTGACTTGTTACACTTATTAAATTATCAATAGAAGCAATTTCTTTTTTCGCGTTTTCAACCTTTTTTAATATTCCACGCGCGGTAATTGAAACTATATTATACTCGTCCGTTAAATCTACTCCTGAAGCCGCTAATTTTCGCGCTGAAGATTCTAAAAATATTAATTCAATTCTTTTTTCGGCACTCATTTGTATTAAGGCATCCGCTTGCGCTCTTAATGCTGAAGCCTCTACGTAACTTTTTGAGTTTTTAACAAATGCTTTTTCTGCTTCGTTCAAATTCTTAGCCATCCCAAAGGTAGAACCCAAACTATCGTTGTAAATTTTTAATGCTTTTTCTTTGCTTATTACACCGTTTTTAGCTTCTTCAAATGCTACACCAACTTTAGTAGTTACTGCGGTTGCTTGGGCGGCTGCGCTTACGTAAGCATCTGAAGTTTCTATTAATGCTTTTTGCGCTGCGGTTTGTTTAATTATAGAACCGCTTAACTTGTCCCAATTAGCAACCAATAAACCAACTGCGGTAATTAATAAACCAATTCCACCCGCTAAAAATAATTTACTTGCGGTGGTCATTTTTCCAAATGCACTACTTACAACCGTTCCTAATTGCTTAAATGAATCCTTTGCTTCTAATACTCCTTGTAAGCCTTGTGACAAAGCCATAACAGATTGTAATTTAACCATTGTTTTTTGTAGGTCTTCGCTTTCTACTCCAATCAATGCTAACCCACCTTCAAACGCTTGGAATCCGTCTAATAAACCGCCAATAGATTTACTTGCGGCATTAAATTTAGCGTCTGGGTTAAACGCATCTACTAAATCTTTACTAAAAGCAATTTGGTCTTTTAAATCAGCGGCGGCTTTTGCGGCTTTTACGGCTTGCGCTGAAGTCTCACCGTATTGCGCACTAACTTTTTGTAATTCCGCAACCGCTTCTTTGTACTGCGCTTTTAAACTTTTACTATTGTCCTGAATTTCTAATTCAATTGTCCGTTTTTCTGCCATTTTTTCTACGTTCTTGTTTGTAAATTCTTTTAATATTTCCCGTTAATTCGTGTTTTCCTTTCGCTATGTCTACAATATTCGAC